CCGAGGACAAAACGATGACCGATATCTCTGGAGAGATGTTTTCAGTATTGTCGCCGACATTATGCCGCGTTTTTGCGTCTTTGAAAACGTACCTGGAATCCTCACAATTGCCGCAGATGACATTTGTAAAGAACTGGAGCGTATCGGTTACAGCGTCGGGATATGCAGTTTTGAAGCTGCGGCTGTCGGCGCGTGGCACAGACGGGCAAGAGTGTTCTTTGTTTGCGACGCCGAACGCAGCGGACTGTCAGGGGTCGCACGGAGGCGGGCAAGGGAGGTCGTTGAGGACAGACGTCAGGATGTGGCCGACGCCGAAAGCAGCGGACGCGAACAAGGGGAACAGAACACCAGCGGGTGTACAGAAGGAATTATCAAGGGGTCACGGGATCGACTTGCCGACTCACGTCCAGATCTATCCTACTCCGACGGTGTCCGGCAATCACAACAAAGCGGGGGCTTCTGCGAATTCGGGGAACGGCTTGTCGACTTTTGTGAAACTGCTCCCGACTCCAACCGCGAACGACGCAAAGAACAATGCGGCGCCGTCGCAGTCGGAGAGAAATTCGGACGCGCTGAATGTGGTGGCGGGCGGGCCGCTGAATCCGGAGTGGGTGGAGGCTTTGATGGGATTCCCACGTGGATGGACGGAACTTGGGAGCGAGGAATCCCAAGAGTCGCCAGAGGAGTCAAAAACCGCGTGAACAGGCTGCGGGCTTTGGGGAATGCAGTTGTTTGGCAGCAAATTTATCCCATATTTAAAGCCATAGTGGAGGCGAGCTGATGAAATACGACATAACTTTCCCTATAGCGGGGGATTTTTTATGACTGAGCGGAAATATGGTTGTTATGGGTGTGTGAATTTTGGGGGATTAATTTGGATGGGGGATGTCGCGTATGTGACTTGTCCGCTGTTGTCTGGTGAGATTGGCCTATTACAGACGGGCGCGGGGGCGGAGCGGATTGATCCGAGCCGCGGGTGTGGGTTGAGGGAACCGGCGGACGGGGCGGGTTCCGGACAAAAAATGCTTTTTTGAAAGAACAGAGGAAGAAACGAACGATGAAAATGTATGACTCGAAATGTCCGTGTTGCCGCAAAAGCGATGGCTTGTATTTGAGACGGACTTCACCGATGGAAGTTTTGGGCTGTCGGCATTGTGAAAAGAAAGTCAAAATCATGCAGCAAAACGGAATGTCAAAAAAAGATATTTTGAAAGTATTGCAAGCATAGGTGATGCATGTCATATCCTAAGGATTTGTCGATTTCTCAAATTGAAAATGATTTTCTGGCGGCGATGGACGCGGCGGGAGTTCGGCCCGCGAGCGGCGATCGGATCGTTGCCGATGGAAAAAAATATAGATATAAAGTTCACGATGATAAGCGCGGTTCTAAATCCGGGGAATACGCGCTGTATATGAATGGTTATCCGGACGGTTGCCCGGCGGGCTGGTTTCATTGTTACAAGAATGATTTATATAAAACCTGGGCGCTTGCGGGCGGCGAACAGGGCGTCTCTCTCACCGATAAAGAGAGAGAGGAAATGTTCAAGAAAATAGAACAAAAGAAAAAAGAAGCTGAACTCTGGCAACAGCGCGAAGTAAATGAGAGCATACATCGCGCCCGGCAACGCTGGGAGGCTTCAACTTCGTTTGAAAACTTTAAAAATCACCCGTATGTTGAGCGTAAAAGACTTCCGGCCATACCCGGGGCGCGGCGGCTGGGCAACGATATTATTCTCCCGGTGGTGAACGCCGAAGGGGAGATTATGACCGTACAGACGATATTGCCCGACGGGGGAAAGCGGTTTCAAAAAGGAGCGCCGAAGAAGGGCAATTTTATTTTGCTCGAAGAACGGGAGAAAAAAAGAAAAACCCCTGTTTCCGAATTGGAGCCGGCTCCGGCGCAGCGGGTTTGGCTGTGCGAGGGTTACGCGACGGCCGTCACGATATGGACGATAACCGGTGATCGCGTTGTGGCGGCTCTTGACGCCTATAACCTGATGCCGGTCGCTAATAATATTCGAAAGGCGTATCCCGACATGGAAATAATCGGCGCGCCTGACTTTGACAGGAAACGCGGAAATATCGGCATGGCGCGGATGTTCGAGGTGCAGAATGAATTCGGCATTCCTGTCGTATATCCGAGATTTGATCCGGACGAAGAGGGTTCGGACTGGAACGATTATTTTTGCCTGCGCGGGGCAAAGGCGACAAGGAAGGCTATGAAAGAATGCCTTGAGGCGGCGCATGTCGCGCCGGGATATAAATGGTTGCGCAGGGAGAATCTTTACCCGATGGTAAAAGATGACGGGAAACCGCTTAAAACAGAGGAGAATCTTGTCGCGTTGCTTCGGTATCTGGGGATTAAGACACGGTACAATGTTATTACGAAAAAACGCGAGGTCTTTGTTCCCGGACGAAATTTTAATTTTGATAACGAACAGAACGCGATAGACGGTTATATCGCGAGCAAATGCGTTGAGAACGGGCTTCCGGAAAAGACGTGGGAGGCTTATTCATGGGCGGTCACCAGCAGGGATTTTTACAACCCGGTTAAGGATTGGATACTTTCGGCGCCGTGGGACGGCACGCCCCGGCTGCCCGAACTGCTTGAAAGCATCAGAGTTCCCGCGTCGTATTCGAATGAACTGAAGGAAACGCTTATCACGCGCTGGCTGATATCCGCCGTCGCGGCTGTTTTTTGTGAGGGGGGGTATCACGGACGCGGGGTGCTGGCGCTGCAAGGCGACCAGAGCATCGGCAAAACGACCTGGTTTAAAAATCTTGTACCCTCCGAATTTACAGGCGCGTGGTTCGGCGAGGGTGTTGTGTTGAATATTGAGAACAAGGACAGTGTCAAGGCGGCCGTGTCGAAATGGATTACGGAATTGGGAGAATTAGAGGGGACGTTTAAGCGCAGCGAACTTAACAAACTGAAAGGATTTGTGACGCTCGAACAGGATGAACTGAGGCTGCCGTATGCCAAGGCGGAAGCGAATTTCCCAAGACGGACGGTGTTTGCGGCAACGGTAAACGACGTTAATTTTCTTATCGACGACACGGGTAACACGCGATGGTGGGTTATTGAATGCCTGAGCGTAAATTTTAACCATGGGATTGATATGCAGCAGCTTTGGGCAGAAATTTATGAGGTCGAATACACGAACGGAGAGCGGTGGTATTTGACGCGAGAGGAGGAGATAAAGCTTGAGGAACAGAATCAGGAGTACAAGGTTCCTAGTGTTGTTGAAGATCTACTGAGCAGGAAACTGAAGTGGAACGAGGAAGAAACTTTCTGGTTTAAGCGCACGTTAACGGAGGTATTGATTGAGTGCGGGATTGACAGGCCGACGACAAGCGACATTCAGAAGGCGGCAAGATACGTGAAGAGGATCACCGGCCAAAAAAGCGAACGGAAGGGACGCAGCAGGAAGAGACTGTACAGGCTGCCATCCGTGGAAAAACATCCCGGGGAGGATATTTCATAATGATGTGAGTAGATAGGACAGGATAGGACAGGCTGAAAATACCTGTCCGTGTCGCTGAAAACTAAAGAAACACAGATAGAATCAAGGTTTTTCGCCCCAATGCTTCGACGGAAAAGGACAGGTTAAAAAGACCTGTCCTACCCGGGAAAAGCAGGTAGGGCGTGATTTTTACGTTTAAGAGGGACAGGTGAATTCAGTTTTTTGATTTTAAATCTTTTTTTTCGGCTATTTTATTGATTCTTAGAATATAAGGGTTTTTGGTGTCCTACCTGTCCGCATTGATGTTTTTTTGAGTTTTCGACGGGCTTTAGGACAAGGACAGGTGTTATTTGACCTGTCCTACCTGTCCTATTACCTGTCCGCAAAAGGGGTGATCTGGTGCGTAAGTGCGATAAGAGAATTGTGGAGGAAGTTTTGTATAATTTCCCGAAGGTGTGTATTTACCTTGAACACAGAGAATATCTTATGGAGAAGGGGCGGGATCCTCACGCGGCCGGGATTGTGGACGGGGGGAAGTTTACTCCGGAACAGATTGTCGTAATCGAACGCAAGGAGGGGGACGCGGAATATCTGCTGTTGGCGGCGGCGGCCGAAAGAATTGTTGACGCGTACAAGGACGCGAAACCGAAGATGCGGGAAGTTATTTACAGGTTGTTTTTCGTTCAGGAGATTGTTGAGTCGGCGGCGAGAGAAATGAAGATATCGGCCAGCTATATGTACATGAGGCGAAACGCGGCGCTTGCTCATATGGGCTCGGCGTGTTTGCATGTGTATCCGGTATTCAGAAAATGGGCGGAAGCGTATAAAAATGTGGATAAAGTGTAGAGTAAAAAAACGGGGGTTTTTGTGCTAAAATTTCTATAATACGAAAATTGTGAGAGCCGCTTCCGATGATCCGGGGGCGGCTTTTTACGTGTCCGCAAAGGAGGGGTAAGCATGGGCTATGACTGTATTGACGGGGAAGATATCATTGAAATTGGATTGAAGCCCAGGGAAGAAGCGTTTTGCCGGGCTTATGTCGCGGACGCGAAAAGAAACGCGACAAAGGCGGCGATTGAGGCGGGGTACACGGAGAACTCGGCGGCCACAACGGGGTACCGGTTGTTGAGAAACGTTCAGGTAAAATCTCGGATTCGCGAGTTGGAACGCGAAGCTTTGGAGGCTTCCGGATATAAACTGGAGCATGTCGGCGCTGCTGTGATGCGTGAGTACGTGAGGCTGGCATTCTCCGACGTGACTGACGTTATCCATATTTCGCCGGACAGGAGCGATCCGAGACGAGAGGAAGTATTGGAGCAGGTTGCGAAGATGAACGGCGGGCAGCATGTTATTGATTTTGGGGAAATGCTGATTGTTCCGACGGTTGATCTGCCCTCGGACGTGACGGCGGCGATAAAGAGCATAAAAAGCAATTACGGCAAAAAAGGAAGATTCGAAGGATATGAGGTAACAATGCACGATAAACTGAACGCGCTGCGGGTGCTTGCGGAAGCAAGCGGCGTTATTAAAAATCAGCTGGCGTTGACCGCTCCTGAAGGCGGGTCGATTGCGATCAGATGGATGACGCGCGAAGAGGCGGCGGCAACTTCAGGCGGTTCCGGAGGAGAGGCGTCGGTTGATGATTGAGACCGTTGTTCCGTATGTTCCGCGGAAATTATGGGAGGAGGTTATTCACCCGGCGCTCGACCGGGTGAGGTTCGCAACATTGGTTTGTCATCGGCGGTTTGGAAAAACCGTCGGCGTTTTGAACCACTGCATAAAAAAGGCGATTGAGAACAACCTTCCGGCGCCGCAGTACGCATATGTCGCACCGTTCCGGACGCAGGCGAAACTTATCGCGTGGGAATATCTGAAATTTTATACGAACGTCATCCCGGGGGTAAAGATACGCGAGGTCGAATTGTCCGTGGAGATTCCAAAACCGCACGAGGGAAGAGCCGGGGCCAAGATATTTGTCGCCGGGGCGGACAAGCCGGATAACCTGCGGGGCACATATTTTGACGGCGTTATTTTGGACGAGGTCGGACAGATGCGCCGTAATTTTTATGACGAGATCGTCAGGCCCGCGATAGCAGACCGCGAGGGTTGGGCGTGGAGAATTGGAACGCCGAAGGGAATGAACGCGCTGTATGATTTTTATCAGACTGACTTGAACGATCAGGCGCGTTTTGCATGTCTGTATAACATCGACGACTCCGGGGTTATTCCCGCGCGCGAAGTTGAGGAAATGAAAAAAGAGATGACGCCGATGGCAATAAGACAGGAGCTTTATTGCGACTTCATGGCGTCGGCGTCGGATATTTTAATCCCGATTGACCTGGTGGCGGCCGCCGCGCAAAAGAGATACAGCGAGGGCGATATATTGCAATCGCCTCGGGTGCTGGGCGTGGACGTCGCGCGATTTGGCGATGACAGGAGCGTTATTATTCGGCGGCAGGGGCTTGCGGCTTTTGCTCCGCGGATATTTGACGGGTTGAATAATATGGATATCGCGGACGCGGTTGTAAATGAGATTACGCGATTTAAACCGCATACGGTATTTATCGACGCGGGGCGCGGCGAGGGGGTTATAGACCGAGTCAGGCAGCTTGGATTTAACGTTGTCGAGGCGAATTACGCGGCGGCTGCGATGGATCCGGCAAGATATATAAACAGGCGCGCGGAGGCGTGGGACAAGATGCGGAAGTGGCTTGAGTCGGGCGGATCGCTGCCGAATGACGAAAATCTTATGGAGGAACTGTCGACGCCGACTTATTCTTTTGACGCGTCAAACCGGATGGTGCTTGAAAAGAAGGAAAAGATAAAAGAGCGCATGGGCAAAAGTCCCGACGTGGCGGACGCGCTTTCCATGACGTTCTTCGCGCCGGTGTACGGGGACGTTGAGGGGGGCGTTATGGATTTTGTCGATAACAGTATGATTTGTGATATTAGATGAAAAAGAAAGGCAGGTGAAAACCATGTGTTCAAGCCCGAAAGTACCGAAACAGGAATTGCCTCCGCCTCCCGTCCGGGTAGAGAATTACAGCCAGGCGGATCAGACGGCGGAAACTAAAAACGCCATGAGACGCAGACAGCGTATGGCGTTATCACGAAGAAGCATGGCGGCCGGCGGGGCGATGCAGGGCAGCAGCGCCGGGGCGGACGGAAAGAACCGGCTTGGTGAGTGATATGGATAAAAAGCGCATGAGGGAAGCGGCGGAGACACGTTTTAAAATTATGTGGGATCGCCGTTCGCGCAAGCTTGACGAGTGGAAGGCGTATCGAGACAGCTTCGCGCCGTCGCGCGGGATTTTCGACGACGGTGAATTTACGGACTCCGACCGCAAAAAGAAATCGGCGAAACGAAAGAACAGCGCGCCGATGAAAATCGCGGAGGAGTTTGCGGCGGGAATGCAGTCGGGGCTTGCGTCGCCGGGGCGGGATTGGTTCTCGCTGGTGCTGAACAATCGCAGGCTGATGACCATCGAACGCGTTAAGGCGTGGGTTGGCCAGTGCGAAGAAGTTATGACCAGCAAGTTTATGCAAACGAACTTTTATGATTCGTTTGTAGATTTTCTCGAAGAGCAGGGAATTTTCGGCACGGCTGCAATGTTCATCGAGGAAGACGACGTTGACGTTGTGCGCTTCCGGACGATGACCGCCGGGCAGTATGGTATTGATGCGGACGGCAAGGGCCGGGTTGTTTTTTTTTGCCGGAAACTGAGATACACGGCGGGGCAGCTTGCTAAGGAATTCGGCATAGAAGCGCTGCCGGACGAGATAAGGAAGCTCCTTGAGGAGAGAGAGACCAGAACCGACGCAACTGAGTATGAAATATGTCACCTGATACAGCCGAACGAACGATATGAAACCGACACTCCGGGGCCTCCGGGGATGGCGTTTCAGTCGCTGTGGTGGATTTCGAAGTATAAGCAACCGGAATTCATACGTGTCTCGGGTTACGAAGATTTCCCGGTCGTGGTCGGGCGTTGGAAAACTATAGGTAATGACGTGTACGGGCGCAAGCATCCGGGGGAAATCGCGCTGGATGACGCCGTGACGCTTCAGCAGCTCGAAGCGGATTCGAGGTCGGCAATAGAGAGAATCACCACGCCGCCGATTGTCGCGCCGAGGACGTTGGCGGGCAAGATTGACAACAGACCGAACAGGATAACGTTTTATGATCCGGTCGCCGGTCAGACTCCGATGATTACTCCGCTTTACGCGATTAATTTTAATTTCGAAGCGGCCGAAGCGAAGATACAACAGCTCAAGATGGACATTGAACGGGCGTTTTATGTCGACCTGTTTCGCATGTGGACGACTTTCAGGAGGCAGGGGCTGACGGCGACGCAGGTGAACGCGGAAGACCAGGAGAAGAGTTATATTCTGGCGCCGGTTACGATGCGGCAGACTTCGGAAACGTTGGATCCGGTGATAATGCGGGTGTTTAGTATTTTACTGAGGGCCGGAATGTTTCCGCCGCCGCCCGGCGAACTGTCCGGCGAGGCTCTGCGTATTGAGTATGTCTCCGAGTTCGCGATGCTTCAGAAACGCGCGCAGCAGAACGGGATTGAAAACTTGCTGCTGTTTACCGAGCGTTTGGCGCAAATACAAGTTGGAGCGGGGAAACCTCCGGAGGTGTTTGACAGAATTGACGCGGATGAAATTATCGAGGTAATAGGGGATATGTACGGCACGAAGAGCGGGATTATCCTTGGTGACGACGCGGTGGCGGAGATTCGGGAGGAGAGGGCGGCCCAGATGCGGCAGGCTGAAATGATGCAGATGGCGGAACAAATGGCCGGTATGGCTCCGGGCGTTGCGCGGGCGGCTAAGGATATGGGTCAGACTCCCGTTGGGGAGGCTAGCGCTCTTGATTCGTTCGCGGCGGCGGTGGATGGAGGGATGCAATGATTGGTTCTTTCAAGGAGCGCGAATATGTTGAAAAACTGAGGGAAAGGGCGATACTAAAGGATTTGGCCTTTGTTCTTGAGTCTCCGGAGGGCAGGCGCGTAATTGCCAGACTGCTCAAGTTGGGAATGAGGGACGAAGTGACGCTGAACGTTGACGGCGTGAACGGACATATAATCACGGCCTTCAACGAGGGGAAAAGGGCTATAGCGTCTATGCTGACCACGAGCGTCAAGGAAGTGGATCCGCGTAAACTGATGCTTTGCGAGATTGAATTGTCGGAGTTCGAAAGGGGATTTTCCGAAGAGGACGAAGAGTAAGAACCCGGGTTTTTTCTTGGGTTAAAAATAATCAAGGGGGGATTGTATGCGATTTTCAGACGTGATTTTAAGGGGGGCTCGTCCGTTTTGGACGGGCTTTTTTTTTGACGCTGATGCGGGGGGTGGAGCGGCTGGTGATAGAGGTGGAAATGGCAATGAATTATCACCGGGTGATGCCGGAAATCCAAATTCGACAGCCGGCGAGGCTGATAACCAGGCTGCGGGGGGCGTCCCCGAGGGCGCGAAGACCGAGGGCGCCGGAAAAACTCCGAGCAGTCTTTTGTCCATGGATGGCAAGCCGAAGGGTGACGCCGAGGGCGCGGTTGTCTCCGGCGATAAGGGACAGGAGGATGGGAAGACCGGAGAGAGCGTCGACGTAACGCGGGATTCACTGACTGTTCCGGAGGGGCATGAGTACAACGAGGAGCTTGCTAATAGCTTCTTTTCGATTGTGAATGATAAGTCGCTCTCTCCGAAGGATCTGGCGCAAAAGCTGCTTGATTTGCACGCGTCGACGCAGAACAGATTTTTTGAGGCGGCGAAAGCGGCAGATGAAGCAGAGTGGAATGAGTTTGTTGAACAGACGCAAAATTGGGAAAAGGAGGCAAGGAACGATCCGGAATACGGCGGGGGGAATTTTGACGCTAACCTGGCCGTCATCCTCCGCGGGCGCGACAGGATTTCGACTCCGGAAGCGAGCGCGATACTGGTGGACCGGGGGCTTGGCAGTCATCCGGAAATACTGAGGATGTTTTACAGGATTGGAAAGATTGTCGGCGAGGACGGCGCGGGTTCAGGAGCAGGCGCGGGCGCTCAGACGAGCAAACGGGAGGATCGGATGTTCGGGAAGTCGCTTGAGGGATTGAATTTCCCGAGTATGGATTAAATAACGTTTTTCAGCGGTTCTATAACAAAATAAGGAGTTGATATTACAAAATGGGTGAGTTTCAAACGCTTTTGGATTTGAAGAACGTCATGATGCCCGGCGATACCGGGCTTGCGGACGTTGCGGAGGTTTTGGCTGAGGAGAACGAGGCATTGAAAGATATTCCCTGGTCGCGGGGAAATCAATTGACCGGGGATATTCACTTTCGCCGCGCGGCAATGCCGACAGCGCAGGTGAGGGCGATCAATCAGGGCATTAAGGCGAGTACGAGCAAGAGCCAGCCGCACGTTGACACCTGCGTCGAAATCAACACGCGGTCAATTGTCGACATGTCCGAGCTCAAACTTGCGCCGAACGCGGCAAAGTATCTGCTTATGATGAGCAAGCCTCATCTCGCCGTGCTTGGACAGGATGTGATAACGCAGATTTTCTACGGCGCGGATAGGGCGGGGATTCTTGGATTTGCGGCGAGATACGGCGCGCTCAAAGGAGAAAAGGAGCGTCAGGTCATCGACTATGGCGGCGCCGGGGATAATCTCACATCGATTTACATTATCAAGTGGGATACGGACGAGGTGACGGGGATTTATCCGAAGAACGCGAGCGCGGGACTCGATATGGTAACGCTGTCTAATCAGCTTGTGAGCGACAAAGACGGCAATGATTTTCTGGCGCATGTCACCGACTACAAATGGATGGCGGGGCTGAAGGTTCGCGATCACAGATATGTCGCGCGGTTGTGTAATATTCCTCTGGATGTGCTGGGAGGGACGGGAGATACTGCAAAAGAGGCTTTGCAGGCTGTTTTCGACAAGCTCATTCACGCGAAGAACAGGATTCACCAGGTCACGCAGGGGAGAGTTGTGATGTATGTGTCGCCGGATATGTATTCGATGCTTGAGGTCGCGGCTTTCAACAAAACGAATATGGCTCTGGGGTACAGGGATGTTACAAGCGACACGAGGATTTTGACGTTCTCGGGGATTCCGATTCGCAGCAACGATTGTCAATTGAAGCCGGAAACGCAGGTCGTTTAGACAAAAAGACCCTGGGGCGCCGCCCCAGACCCC